TATTTCAAGGAAGAAACGATGGGTATTAAAGCTGATATTCAGAGCTTGTCGCCCTCCGCGCTCATTGAGTTGTTCGAACTTGATATGTCGAACACCACCTCTGGGGGCAAGCTGTTTTTCCACGCCGGCACAAACGAACTGATGGAGCCAGTCGTTTGGCAGGGTGTGTCCTACGAACCGTGGCCAATCAAAGCGTCAGGCTTTGATAAGACTGGTCAGGGTACTTTGCCGCGTCCAAAAATCCAGGTCTCCAACTTTGCCGGAACTGTCTCCGCTGAAGTTCAGGCAAACGACGATCTGGTGGGTTGCCGCATCATCCGCAAGATGACGCTGGCGCGTTTTCTCGATGCGGCCAACTTCAAAGACGGGAATCCAACCGCAGATCCAAATCAGCACTTCCCGGATGAGATGTGGTTCATCGAACAGAAGACTCTCGAAACCCATGAGGTCGTCGAGTTTGAGCTGTCGAGTGTGTTCGATCTGATGGGCGTGCAGCTGCCGTACCGCCAGATCATCAAAAACACCTGCCCGTGGAAATACCGCGGCCCAGAGTGCGGCTACACCGGCCCATATTTCGACAAAAACAACCAGCAAACCACCATGTCAGGCGCGGATTACTGCACGAAACGCTACGACTCATGCAACGCTCGCCGTAACTACTTTGCCAATGGCGTAATCCACTTTGGCGGGTTCATCGGAGCAACACGTTATGGGTAATAAAGTGCTCCCTGAGCTTGGCTCGGACGTTATGCAACAAATCTATCTGACAGCCATCAAACGCTACCCGAACGAAGCGTGTGGCTTTCTGGTGCGCACCACTGGCGAGAAATATCGCTTCATTGAAGCCCGGAACGTGTCGGAGTACCCGGAAAACACGTTTGTTATGCACGCTGACGACATTATCGCTGCGGAAGATGCGGGGGACGTGGTTGCCATCTGGCACTCCCACACTGACGAATCAGCTGATGCGTCAGACGCCGACCGAGCCGGATGTGAGGCAACGGAAGTTCCGTGGTTGATTCTGGCTGTTCGGAAGAATGTCGAGGGCGATGCGCCATTTCACTTCAGTGAGATGAATGTGATCACCCCAGACGGCTTTGAGATGCCTTATCTGGGGAGACCCTATGTGTTCGGTGTCTTCGACTGCTGGATGCTTTGCCGCGACTATCTCAAGCGCGAGTTTGGTGTTGAGCTGAATCCGAATGCGCACCTGCATATCCCGTCATGGTACACGGGCGACAACGACATTCTCGACCAGAACTATCGAAATGAAGGGCTGGTGCGTCTTGCGCCAGGGACGGAACCGCAGCGCGGCGATGTCTTCTTCATCCAGTACGGAAAAATGCCTGACCACTGCGCGGTGTATATCGGAGACGGCATGATCCTGCATCACCAGATCGACCGCCTGAGTTGTCGCGCTTATTACGGTGGCATGTACCAGAAACACACGACGCACCACCTGCGTCACAGAGACTTACTCAAGGGAGATGAGACGTGTCTGAGTTAGTTCATGTGCAACTTGGCGGCCCTATGGCCAAACACTTCGGTCGTCACTGGCATTTGAAGGTTCGCAACACCAAGCAGGCTCTGGATTTGATTGAGGCTAATCGCCCCGGATTCAAAGCCTGGATGAAGCGAAACCTCAAAACCTACGACAAATACCACATCCAGATCACCAACAAGCAGGGCCACAAATGGTCGGTCGACGAAGGTGAGTACCAGATGATGGGGCAGTCCGACAACATCGCGAAGATCCGAATTACGCCAGTTCCTCGCGGTAGTGGCGGCTCTGCGTTTGGTTGGTTTCAGACGGTGGTGGGTGCTGTTTTGATGGTCGCCTCCATCTGGGTTCCAGCCCTGGCTCCGCTCGGTTTGTCATTAATGATGGGCGGCGTCGCGCAACTCATTTCGCCACAGGCGACGAACGACAGTGTGAGACAGGCGGATAACTCCGACTCGTTCTATTTCGATGGGCCGCAGAACACCACTAACCAGGGAAACCCGGTGCAGCTCATCTATGGAGAGGAAATTTTGGTTGGCTCGCAGGTTGTGAGTTCTTCTATCACCATCGACCAGCTTATGGATTAAGGGATTTTTTGAACATGGTACAGTTCAAGAAGTAAAGGTTGCCTCTCCTGATCGCAGGTGCAGGCGGCAAGAAAAGCAGCAGCTCCAGCCGCACGCCGGTTGAAGCCGATGATACCGTTAACTCGCGTGCTATGGCGTCTATCCTCGACTTGCTCGGGGAAGGCGTTATTGGTGGTCTGGTTGACGGTGCAAAATCGATTTTCATCGATGATCTGCCGATCCTCAATGAAGACGGCTCGGCCAACTATAGCGGCATTACATGGGATTTTCGCGACGGTTCGCAAGACCAGACGCCTATGGCTGGCTTTGATTTTGTTGAAACGCCTCGGTCGGTCAACATCCAGTTGAAGAAAACGCATGAGGTTACAGTCTCCATCGACAATGATGAGGCTGATCGCGTTCGCGTCATTATGAAGTTCCCTTCTCTGCGTAGCGTGGATAAAAAGTCTGGCGACACCAACGGCACGACCGTTAAGTTCAAATTCCAGATCGCCAACGGCGACAGCACATTTGACGATGTGATTGCCGATGGGGAGAAGGGGGTCGATGTCGCGCTGACGGCAAAGAAAACCGGCGTTTATTATCGCAGTTACGAACTCAAACTGCCAAAGCCCGGCCGCGCATATAAAGTGCGTGTCATCCGTCTGACCGACGATAGTAAAACTCAGTATCTCTATAACGATACCTGGGTGGATTCCATTGGCGAGATTGTTGATACGCCGATGAACTATCCGAACTCTGCGCTGGTGGGCCTCAAGGTCAACTCAGAGCAGTTCGGCAGCTCTATGCCTTCTCGTTCGTATCTGGTTCGTGGTTTGAAAATCCGCGTGCCGTCAAACTACAACGAGAACACCAATACCTATGAGGGGATCTGGGATGGCACATTCAAACTGCTGTCATCCTCTAACCCAGCCTGGATTCTCTTTGACGTTCTGACCAACGCTCGCTATGGCCTGGGGCAATTTGTCTCGGAAAACATGATAGACCTCGGCCAGCTGTATCAGATCGGCCGTTACTGCGACGAAGAAATTGACGACGGATTCGGCGGCAAAGAGAAGCGCTTCGCGATCAACACCCAGATCACAAGCCGTCAGGATGCTTATCGACTGATTCAGGATATCGCCGGGGCATTCCGTGGCATGGTTTTCTGGGCTGGTGGCATGGTGAACGTCATGCAAGACAGTCCATCCGACCCGGTCATGATGTTTACTAACGCAAACGTCAAAGATGGCCTGTTCAGCAGCAAAGGCTCTGCGCGTAAAGATCGCCCGTCTGTGGCTCTTGTTACCTACAACAACAAGGAAGACGGCTACAAGCAGAACATCGAGTATGTCGAAGACCAGGAGGCGATGCGTCGTTATGGCGAGCGCAAAACCGAAGTGGTGGCGTTCGGGTGTACCAGTCGTGGCCAGGCGCATCGTGTTGGTCTGTGGCTCCTGTATACCGCTCGCATGGAGTCCGATGTCATTACCTTTACCGCGGGCCTCGATGCTTCGTTCTTGATTCCCGGCGAAACCGTGCTGATTCAGAACAAATACCGCGCAGGTAAGCGTAATTCCGGGCGAATCATGGCCTTCAACAAGAACAGCATCACTCTTGATGCGCCGGTGTCGTTAAAGAAAAGCGGTAGCTACATTCGTATCTTGAATCAGGAAGGGAAGATCGTTGAACGCGACATTCTGGAGACAGGGGATAGTGTCACCAAAGTGACGTTCTCAAAGGCGCTGGCATCAGGTGAAATGCCAGTCCTGAATGGCGTCTGGACTATCACTGAACCGGATCTGGAACCGATGCGTGTGCGCGTTATCAACGTTGCACAGGGCGATGCGCCAGGGTCTTTCGATGTAACCGTAGTGCAGAATAACCCGTCGAAGTACGAGGCGATCGACAACGGGGCGACGTTAATTCCGGAGAACAATACCGTTCTCGACCCGACTTACTCGAAGCCGACTAACCTGCAAGTCACCGAAGGGACGTATATCTCCAGTCCGGGCAACCTCTCAATCAAGCTCGTTGCCACCTGGGAGGGTAAATCTGCTGAGTACTGGATCAGCTGGCGTCGTTCAGACGAAAACAATGTTTCTAACTGGCAGTCCGCGCGTGTCACCGAAGAGCAATATGAAATCACCAATATTGCCGAGAATGGCCAGTACGATATCCAGCTTTACGCTGTGTCGTTCAGCGGGAAAAAGACAGAGATTATCAGCACTGTCTACAAAGTTCAGGGGACGATGACGCCACCGGATGCACCGACTGCGCTGACGGCTGTGGGCGACTACCGCAATGTGGTTCTGAATTGGGTTAACCCTGACTCAATCGACCTCGATCACATCAACGTGTATGCGTCCCAGACCAACAACCTGGACACTGCAAAATTGATTGCAGAAGCAGCCAGCACCACCTTTACGCACGCAGGTCTTGGTGATAGCGAAACCTGGTTCTATTGGGTTCGTGCTGTAAACAAACGCGGTATGTTGAGCCAGCCCAACTCCAATTTGGGCACTGAGGCGATGACGAAAGACGTGTTGTCTTTCCTGACCGGGAAGATCACCTCTTCTGAATTGGGGCAGGAGCTGCTTGAGGAAATCGACACCAAAGCCTCGCAGGAAGCCGTTGACGCCATCAATAAGCAGATGGAGGAAAGCCTCAAAGAACTCGACCAATCTCTGTCAGAACTGGGCGGCAAGCTGGAAGACACAAGTGACCGACTGGAACAGGCTCAGGAAGAGCTGAAAACAGAAGTCTCCGGCACGTTGGAC